AATTTTTGTCTGACCTCCGAATGCCCAACCATTAAAATGATTATCAGGATATTTTTTAGGATCACAATAATCCTTCATCTCCTGATACCAATCATCGCTTTGTTGATGACTGCGACCTTGTAATACATTTAAGAATTTGCATTTGCCACTACGATTTTCAATAAAATATTTGTTATTGATATGGGTAGCAGTAATAGCATCTTCAATAGTTTTGATACCATGTACACTATTACCATTCTTATCTTTCAAATGGTAAGTCGTTAGTGACTGTGATGGAATATCAAGAACCATACCATAGTCCATGTATGTATCCATCCACTTTAGTACTTGTTCACGTTTCTTTTTAGCACGTGGACAATTAGGATCTTTCCAGTCAGCAGGCCATTGACCTTTTAGAATTTGAAATCCACCACTATCGCCCAACAAGAAAGTACCACTTTCACGTTCATGCACAATACTTTCACTATTGCCTTGCTTACTAGGATCAAGTTCAGCATGACCTGCACTATATAATGCCCACTTATATGGGAACAGTGCTTGTTGACTGTTGAGAAAATTTAATGATTCAAGATCAGAAATACCTTGTGGTATTCGTTCAGATGGAAAATAATTTTCACCTTTACGCTGTTTGCCCAACCCAGTAATATAAAATGTACTGAGCGCGGGTAAGAACAGTGCCCAGTCACTATTATGCTTTTGTGTTAGATTATCTTTTTCCATTAAATTATTTTGTTTGTGCTGGAATCAGATAACGATATGTTGCAATACCACTATCAATTGTAATCTCAAGTATACCGCGTTCAGAGATACGCATAGTTTTGTCACCTGCCATATTTAAAACCTGAATTACTAGGTTTACTGGAAATTGCAATACATTCGCTAGTGTACCTTGTACTTTAGGATAAAATACAAAACTACCACTATGAGTTGCAGGATCACCAAAGTGAATTTTTAAATCACTATTTTCAATTTTAACTTTGAATCTATTTTCTTCACTGTTTGCTTGCGCTTGCTTTTTAAGACGACCGATACCTTCAACAGTGGGATTAAATTCAATGTTCCAAGTCGCACCTTTGAAAATCACTGTACTTACTTTTTCTTTTACGATTGACTCTGCCATTAAACGATAGTCATTAACAAAGTCTCCATTCTTATTTTCAAAGTGAATAGATTTTGCTACGTCATTATCACGTTTTGTACTTATTTTTGAGTTCTCGTCATATTCATCAAATCCAAGAATTGTTTTTAGTTTGTTTAGATTTGGCATACCAAACGTACCAATAAATTCTGGATCAGCATTTTTGAATGATCCTTCAATTACGATTTTGCCATTTTCATCTTGCGAAACTGCGGCAAAACTAGTTTCAGTATCAGTACCCATAATCTTTATAACATCAATGTCACTTAGACCATGAATATGAGAAATTAAATCTTGTAAATTGTCCTTCATATTCTTTCTCCTTTGTAGTATTTAGGAATATATTGTGTGTATTATAACGGAATTTATTGCGAAAAGCAAAACAAATTTAACCAATTGAAAAGAAATCATCAAAGGTTGTATGTGTATCTGTGCTTTTGCGTATATCCCAATCTAATACTCCTAGTAGATTATCAATCTTTTCATCGATTAATGTTTGTTCCATTGCTTCATCATCAAATGGTAATTCAATAAACCATTGTGGCAAACGTAATTCGTCCGTAGGATACGCAATACTCGTATAACCAAGTGGATTCGCCTTAAGTTTACAAACAACAATCTTCATACCATCTACAATTTTTTGACTATAGTTGTCACTGTTTGCTTGTCGTAATCTATTCCAATTCAATGCTGCACGTACATGACCAGGCATGTTTGCTTTACCTTGTGCTTTTTCTTTGTCGCCGTACATGGTTAAATTGTTAACACCTTTAGGACTTCCTTTAGTCCAACTAGGTTGTTCACTCATATAATTTTTAAATTTCTTAACCATCTCAACAACTTCTTCACGTTCAGCACCATCAAGTACTCTTTCTAGTACACTCATTAAAAAGTCTTGCACGTATTTAGGTGTGTCTGCTCGTTTCAAATCAAGACCCATAGCTTTAATTTGTCCTGATTTACCATTCACATCTTTACGCTTACCTTCTTTGTCATAGATGTTAATAGCATATCGTTTCTTTGTAATAAAGATACTGCGCTCACCAATTAGTTCACGACCTGCTTTGATGATAGATCCATTCTTTCTTGGTGCGTGAAATGCACGTTCCATAAATGCAGGAAAACTTTCATTAACTTGATCAGCAATTGAATCATATAAGCCAATGCACAGTTCTTTGTCCCAATGCAATTCATTAGAATCAATTTGTGGTTTTAATATAGGAAATGCACTGAAATAACATGAGTCAGTATCACCATATACGATTGCATCACCTTCATGATTGTATTCACCTGCGATACATTCATTGATTTGGCTCATCATGTGTTTAGTAATCTGACGACCACTTAATGTAACACTTTGCCCAATGCGTTTATCGTAAAAACGACAATGTTCATTCAATAGTGCGCCATATGCAGAGTTGAGTAGAATCTTTCTAACTAATTGACGTTTATCCCAATACTCACGGTCACTGTCTGTTGTTGATTCTTTTAGTTTCTTCTGCATATCTTTACGATCACTATACCAGCGTGAGAGTAGACCTGGGATCACGCCTTCTTGCTCATATGTAAAGATAGTACCGTTAGCACTAAGCATCCAAGGCTTATGACTATCAAATATCATCTTCCATATTTCTGCTGCACTCATTTCAACACTGCGACCATCTTCAAAGTCAACAGTAAGCATAGTGCCACGTTCTTGATTCATAATTGAAGCATATTCCAATGCACCAAATAAACCTTCCCACAAAATACTGCCTGTTACCGCATCATCACCTTCTTTGTGACGTTTCTTTTCACTTGCGAGTCTTAATCCTTTTTCTCGCATGTAATGATTAGTGAGTGATTGTCTAACTTGCCCAACGATTGTTTCTGGGGCCATGTTAAGGGCACGAATAACCGAGGGATAGAGCGAGTTGATGTCAACGGCTCCGACATACTCATGCATTCCCCTTTTCGGCGTAGCAACATAGGCACCTGCGGCTTGCTGTTCATCATTATTATCCTTTCTTGATTTATCGGGTACAACTAATCCACGTTCATGTGCTTCATTAAAAATTGCTTGCTCAATCATTGCAACTGAACCCATAACAGTGGGCAATAACACAGTGTTTTCATGCGCAAGTGCATTTGCTAAATCTAAAAATTTTAGTTTGTTGTGAATCTTAACTAACAGCATAGTATCTTGACGATTGTATTCTAAAAACCTTTTAAAGTCTTTGTTGTACAATTGATCAAGTGTACCTTCATATTGTGTTTTGTTTTCACCAACTTCCATTTCACCGATGAAATCTAGTTTATAACTGTGGCGACTTTCATAATTATACTTCTTATACAATTGTAAATAGTCCATATGAATACGACCAATTAAGTCGTATGTTTGTTCTTCTTTACCGAATCTTTCATATGTACGTGGTTTTGGCAATTGACCAAGTAGACAAAACTTACGTGTGTCATCTTTACTCATCACTCTAGTAACACGATTTACCATATAAGGTATGTCATATCCTTCTGAGTTCCAACCAGTCAATACATCTGCATCTTCAATCAATTGAAAGAAGGTTTCAAACATTTCTATTTCAGAATTGAATAGCAAACAGTTTTCAAACTGATTAGTTATCTCAGTTGCAGTTTCATCACTCATATGCTTTGGTGCTATGCATAAAGTAATCAATTGATCTAACCAATCTAAGTATAACGAAATTGCAGTTACTGGATTGAAAGGATCAGTAGTAGGACTAAAGCCCTTTTCAGGATCAAAGTCAACTTCAATGTCAAAGAAACACGTGTGTAGCTTAGGAGGTTCAGCACCTAAATAATTATCACTAAGGCAACGGAAAACTACATTGATATCACTTTCAAATAATTTTTTGCCTGAATGTATGCGCCTTTCTTTTTCAAACTCACCCCGCTTACGTGAACTAAACCTACTTACCGGATCACTGTATATACTGCGATACTTACCCTTAGGATCAGTATAATAAAATACATAGTTAGCAGGATATTCACGATAAGCACGTTTACCATTTGCAGTTCTTTCAACTACATGAATTTTATCACCGTCACGGTCATGAATTGCATCAATATAACTCATTCGTGTATTTTATCTTTTGTAGTAAAAATGTCAACAAATAGCACAACCAGCAATCCAAATAGGATATAGAATAAGGAGTGGAGGATTGGGTACTGTAACTGCCATTGTAATTGCACATCCAATAGATGCAGCCCAAGCAGTGATTTCAATAATAAAACGTATACGGTTAGATGCCCAATCATCCTTTATCCATTGTAAGATGCTAGATACGGCATCTATCAAAGTGTTTTGCCTACGGTTGTAAGGATAGTTTCTAATAGTTCTTGTTCTTGTTGTGTCTTTCCGAATTCAGCTTTGTGTGCTACACGGATAGCTTTTTTAAGCACACTTGGTTTTACTTCTAGTTCTTCTGCTACTGCTTTAATGGTATCACTCAAGCCACCATTCAATGTTTCAACTTCTTGCATGACTTGCATACCTTCGTTGATTAGTTGGGTAAGTTTTAATTTTTGGTCTGCTGAAAAAGTTCTTGTGTCCATTTAATTTCCTTTGTAAAAGAGTGTTATTATATACTATTTGTTTATTGTGTTGCAAGTTTTTGTTTATCCAATACTAACTTCTTTACTAGTTTTGGTAAGCCAGGATTTACATGAAGTGCATGCGGTAATAACTCATGTCTGATATAGTTACGAATGTATTTGGTATCATTGTTTGATTCATCATTGATCCAACCACAATCGTGTCGTTCTGCCCAATCAATTAAGTCATGTTTAGTTGTTGTAAGAAATGGTCGTAACACATTATTTCTATGTGACGGAATAACTTTTGGGTTGCCATGCATACATGACCAAATATACGTTTCAACACAATCATCTAAATGATGTGCTGTAACAACTGGGTCAACAAACTTATCCAAAAAGTTATAACGCTCGTCACGCCAAAACTCTTGACTACTTACACCATCTGGATATGGTTTAGTTAGATGACCAACTACTAATGGTAATTCTCTAGCACCAGCAAAATCTTGCACAAAACTATGTGCCATATCGCTCGTCTTTGTACCATGATGAAAAAATGCTAATGTGATATCATGCTTACGGCGTAGGAAATCAGCAATGGCTACACTATCCACACCACCGCTAAATGCGATAACAAGTTTTTTTGGTAAGGGGAAGAGCAATTTGATCATCTATATAGTATAGCATAGATGTGTAAAATAAACAACTAGTTTGGAGTAAAAAGTATTTACATTACCAATATTTTTCCAACTAAGCTAGACAATACATCATCAAACATGTATTGCATATCTCCTGCTAAAATATCTGTAGCATCAGTGCGGCTGGCATCATCACGATAGTCAGGTTTTAAGTATAGACCGCGAGTTTGTTTACCCCATGCTTGTCTTCCGTAACCCAAACTTACTGGCAATGGATTCAGTTGTATTCTTCCTGTACCTAAATACTGAGCAAATAATTCATATAGGAATTCGTAAGGTCTACGTATTTCGCCTTGACGGCTACTACGCTGTGTACCAATATAATTAAACAATGCAGAGTACTCTGCTGAACGACTCCAGTCGATGGATGTGTCATACCGGTTGTTATTTGGTTTGCCATAATATTCATTGAGTATACCATTCATCGTATTGAATAAATGTTGCTCTGCTGCTTTCCATGGACCTGCATTTCTACCTACAATGCTACCTGATTGTACAGCATGACCTATTCTATGTGCCATCATCCAAGGTGTTAGCATAACTTTACTATCACCTTTGTTACCTACAAACACAACAGTAATTGCGTTCTCACTATTTTGAATTATGTTTTCTGCTTGATCTTTAAAGATTGCACGAATAGAATTCGCATCCATTGGTCCGTGTTCACTATACTTACCTGTGCCAGGTATATTACTGAAGAACAATCTAAAATCATATGGAGTTTGTTCAAAGAACTTTGCAGTCTTTAATTGATTAGTTGGATGTGGTACTAATTTTTTATCAACGCCTCTAAAAGGTCCTGGCTTATCAAAGTCACCCATTGTTTGATAGTCTGCTAATGGTGCTTCTGTCACATCTTGCTTAACTCTATTAGCCCAAAACTTTTTTCCTTTTGGTTTCAGTGTTTTACTAGGAATAATTTTACCAACTAAATCTTCTGCATAGTTATACATCTTAGTAGCTATACCTTGACGACGAAATTGAGGATACACATGGACTATATCCCCTGTCCATACTCCATCTATATTTCTAAATCTTGCTCCACCGGCATCTGAACCATTGTGTGAAGCATTAACATATAACATATCAGGAGACATGCTGTGGGATAACTTAATATCACTATCCGAATCTTCTGTCACTTGTGGATTGTACATCTTTCTAAGAACCATAACATCGCCACCACTGAAGGCTAACCTTTCTTGAGTTTCAGGGCTTAATTTTTTAGTATCAAATTGTTTGTAACCTACGGTTGAGGCAAAACGGTTTATTAGGTTTTGATATACTTTGCTACGGCTTGCGCCCTTTGAACTGAATATGAGTATTTTAGGTTGATATCCTTTTAAGTATTCACGAAAAGCATTTAACACTGTTCCTAACACTCTACTTGCGTCCCCGCCGCCTGTCATATCATAACTATCATTACGGCTAAATTCAACTTCAACTGCGTCATCACTTACTGGTGTAAATTTTATGTCTATGTAGCCACGATTACGGTCATATGCCCTAGCAGATGCCTCTTTAGGATCATCACTAGGATACCAGTTTAATGGAAAACTGTTTTCTGGTTCGTATAATTCTGTTACTACTGAGTTGTTAGGTTGATCTAAAAATTGCTGCACTGCTTTGAGGTGATCACTACCTGCCACATACACGCCCTTCTTTCTTGTGGCTAAAAATTTATCACGCAAGTCATTAACAGATTTTGCTACACGGCCTGCACGATAGGGATATTCTTCCCAATTTTTAGGGAACATTAGTTTTTCGCCTAATGTAAAAAACTTTCTAACATTTTTTTCTGTAGCAGGTAATTGACTTAATTCTAGAAAATCATAAGGTCCTTCGCTTACTGATTTAAAAAATTTTTGCAATGTGTCGGCATCAAATTTTCTATCTACAAAATAATTTGTAGACGGTTGTGTGTCAAGTATTCTATCAAAAATTGTAGAGTCAGGATCAAAGCCAATCTTGCCTTCTATAGTATCATTCTCTTTTATATTAGAAAACAACACATACAAAAATGGTGCAGGATATCCTTTGATGGCAGGAGATAGTAAATCATCATCCCAACTACCTTCATAATCATCTATGATGCCTTTGGTAAGTTTCTG